ACCACAATTGCGCCAACAAAGCAAATTACGTTTATATCGGGAACCACAGCGGTGGTAACTATTACTGCGCCGGCTCCAATTTCTGCTGGCGGTGGAACCATAACCCTAATTCCAACCGGCGTGTTTACTTGGACAGCCGCTGGAAATATTGCTTTAGCAGGTACAGCGGTGGTCAGTAGGGCGCTAACAATGACCTACGACGTTACAACAAACAAATGGTATCCGAGTTACGTTTAAAATGAAAACGCCTATCTTAGGTTCGGCATACGTGGCTCGCAGCGTCAACGCTGCGGACGCGCGTATGGTCAACATGTTCCCTGAGATTGTGCCAGAAGCCGGCAAAGAGCCTGCGTTCTTGCAGCGCGCCCCAGGGTTGCGCCTGTTGGCGACCATTGGGTCTGGCCCAATTCGTGGGATGTGGACGTTTAATGGTTATGGTTACGTAGTGTCCGGCAACAGCTTGTACAAGCTCGACACTGCATACGCAGCGACTTTATTAGGGACAGTAACTGGCACTGGCCCCGTGTCTATGTCAGACAACGGCACGCAGCTCTTTGTTGCTGCTAATGGCCCCAGCTACATCTATAACGCCACTACTAACGTATTTGCGCAAATTACCGACCCTGACTTTCCCGGCGCGGTGACCGTAGGGTTTTTGGACGGCTATTTTGTTTTTAACGAGCCTAACAGCCAAAAAGTCTGGGTAACCAGCCTGCTTGACGGCCTGTCCGTTGACCCGTTAGATTTTGCCAGCGCAGAAGGCTCGCCAGACGGTTTGATCTCACTCATTGTTGACCACCGCGAAGCCTGGCTGTTTGGTACTAACTCTGTCGAAGTATGGTACGACGCAGGTAATGCTGATTTTCCTTTGCAGCGTATTCAGGGTGCTTTTAACGAGATTGGTTGCGCCGCCGCGTATTCGGTAGCCAAGCTAGACAACGGTATTTTTTGGCTGGGCAAAGACGCGCGGGGGCAGGGCATTGTGTATCGGGCTAACGGCTATAGCGGCCAACGCGTCTCTACCCACGCCGTTGAATGGCAGATCCAGCAGTACGGCAACCTGTCGGACGCATTGGCGTACACTTACCAGCAAGACGGCCACAGCTTTTACGTGTTGGTCTTTCCTACCGCTAACACGACATGGGTCTACGACGTGGCTACGCAGGCTTGGCATGAGCGGGCGGGTTGGAATAATGGCGAGTTTGTACGACACCGCAGCAACTGCCAGATGGCGTTTAACAGCGAAGTCATTGTCGGCGACTTTGAAAACGGCAACATCTACGCGTTTGATCTGGACGACTACAGCGATAACGGACAAATCCAAAAATGGCTGCGGTCGTGGCGGGCGCTGCCCACCGGCCAGAACAATTTAAAGCGTACCGCGCACCACAGCTTGCAGCTTGACGTGGAGGCGGGGGTTGGATTAAATCTATACCCCGCTTACGAAAGCCAAGATATTGTTACAGAATCAGAAGAATATTTAGTAGCTGAATTTTTTCAAGTTATATTAGCCACCGAAGATAACAAAGAACTAACAACTGAAGCAGACGATAATTTTAATACGTTAGGGCAGTTTGAGGGCGTAGACATTAATGGCTACCAACTTACAACTACCGCGTATCTTGCTGCGCCAGGGTATGACCCAGAGGTCATGTTGCGTTGGTCAGACGATGGCGGTCACACTTGGTCTAACTATCACACCGCTAACATTGGAAAGATTGGCGAATACTACCGCCGGGTGTTCTGGCGTCGGCTGGGCATGACCTTAAAGCTGCGTGATCGGGTGTACGAGCTGTCGATGACCGATCCGGTCAAGGTCGCCATTATGGGTGCAGAACTTATTATTAGCGGCACCAATGCCTAGCCCGAATAACACCACTAATATCACGCCGCCACGCGTGCCGTTGATTGACGAGCGCAGTGGGTTTGTTTCGCGCGAGTGGTATCGATTTTTTTTGAACCTGTTTACGTTGACGGGCAGCGGCAGCAATGTAACGTCGCTGACCGATTTGCAGCTTGGGCCACCTGCGCCGCAACAAGAAGACATCACTGATATTGTTATTGATGTCGAGGCAACTAAAACGCAACCTACCCAAGAATCTGCGCTAGATCAAATTGCAGAGTTAGCCAAGCAAGTTGAGGGATTGGAAGCTACACCAATCCCGGCGCTGGGCACGTTTGCTGCGCTTCAACAGGCCAACTTGCCGTGGACGACATTTGACACTACGCCTGAATCAGTGCCTTCGGTAACTACCGGCACACTGTATTGGGATAATGAAGAGCGCGCTAAAACGTTAGCGCTTGTCATGGAAGGCACGGGCGATATTATCCAAGATATCGGGGAAGACACGTTTTACCGGGTCAAGGCTAGCGCCACAATTACCAAAGGCCAAGTGCTTATGTTTACCGGCACCGTGGGGGCTTCTGGCGGGTTATTGGCTGCGCCCGCTACCGGTTTAACTGCATTTCAAAGCGAATATATTTTAGGTATCGCCACGCAAAATATTGCGCTTAATGGCTGGGGATACGCTACTTGGTTCGGCGAGGTCAGTAAAGTCAACACTACAGGCGGCGGGGAAGCATGGGTAGATGGCCAAATTTTGTATTACAACCCCGCCGTAACTGGAGGGTTGACAAAAAACGTACCCACCGCGCCAAACCCTAAAGTTATTGTTGCTTCCGTTGTACATGCGGCAACCAACGGCATTTTGTTTGTGCGGCCTACGTTTGGTTCAACTTTAGGTGCTACGGACTCTAACGTAGAAATTAGCGGTTTAGTTAACGGTGATTTGTTGCAATATGACGGTGTACAGCAGCGTTGGGAAAACGTCCCTGCGTCGACGCTACCTGTAGGCACGGCAACTAATTTGGCTGGCGGTGCAACGGGTTCAGTGCCCTATCAGTCAGCCGCAAGCACTACCACGTTCTTGCCAATTGGCACCGCGTTACAGGTTCTTAAAGTCAATGCAGGCGCTACCGCACCGCAGTGGGTGTCGGGCGCTGCGTTGACCAAAGTAGATGACACTAACGTCACGCTAACTTTAGGCGGGACGCCTGCCACATCGCTGCTTGCCGCTACTAGCTTGACGTTAGGCTGGTCAGGTGAACTGGCTGCTACGCGCGGCGGAACAGGGTTTGGCTCCTATGCAGTAGGCGATATTTTGTATGCCAACACAACTACTACATTGGCAAAATTACCTGATGTGGCAACTGGTAATGCGCTAATTTCTGGTGGTGTTGGCGTAGCCCCAAGCTACGGCAAGATTGGGCTAACTACGCACGTATCAGGAACCTTGCCGGTAGGCAACGGCGGCACAGGGACGGCCACGGCATTTACTGCTGGATCGGTAGTGTTTGCTGGTGCGTCAGGCGTGTACAGCCAAGATAACTCAAACTTTTTTTGGGACGCGGCTAATATTCGTTTGGGTATAGATACTGCCACACCAGCTTGCGCTTTAGACGTGGTGGGCGGTATTCAAACAAGCCGCACTGGGGTTACAACGCCAGCCGCAACAGACGGAAATATTTTTAGTGGCACTTATACGCCAACCCAAGTAAGTACAAACACTAACGTGGATACGGTTACTTATCAATCTGCTCAGTATATGAGGGTCGGCAATACGGTTACGATTAGCGGGCGCGTGGATATTGACGCAACCGCAACTGGAAATACTGTAGTTCAATTTAGTTTGCCTATTGCCTCTAATTTTTCTAGCACCGCCCAAGGGGCGGGGACAGCAGCATTTACAAGTGCCACGGTTGCCAATAATTCATTTGCTAGGTTGTCTGCACAAACTACCGATGACTGTATATTTTTACAGTGTAATTCAACTATTACAACATCTGCTTCTTGGTTTTATACTTTTACGTACAGGGTTATTTAAATGATCGAGTCAGTAAAATTAGACTGGGTAAGCCAAAAAATTACTGTCACGTTTGATGACGGCGAAGTCAAAGAATACACGCAAGCTACTAAAGATCAACACCTTGTTGACCATCCTGATCGAATTGCAGATATTATTGCAATGGGTTGGATTTCTTAAAGAGATAGAAAATGACAGTTAATCTTTCAATGTTTGCTGGCGTCGGCGCGCAAATTTTTGACAACAACGGTGTCCCTCTGGCCGGAGGTAAGATTTTTAGCTACCAGGCGGGGACTACCACGCCGCAAGCTACTTACACTACTTCGGCGGGCAACGTCGCGCGCACCAACCCAATTATTCTTGATTCGGCAGGCCGTATCCCTTCAGGGGGCGAAATTTGGCTGACGGACGCGCAAAACTATAAGTTTGTGCTTAAAACTTCGGCAGACGTTGAGATTGCTACTTACGACAATGTGAACGGAAATGGTTCTGGAATTTTGTCGTCATTAGCAGCGCCAAACGGAGCAACCCTTGTTGGTTTTACAGGATTTAACACTACTGTTGGCACGGTAGCCAGTTTGGCTGGCAGTGGTGGTTCTGATTTTATCGGATTCCTACAAGCAGGAACCAGCGCGGTTGCTAGGTCAGCGCAAAGCAAAATGCGCGACATTATTGACGTTCGTGATTTTGGCGCAGATCCAACAGGCGTAACAGACAGCGCAACGGCTATTACTGCGGCGATTAATGCAGCAATTGTGCGCGCGCCAGCTACAGTAAATTTTAACGGTGGTACTTACCGTTGCGATTCAGTATTAGGGCCATTTACCGCAAACGATATTACGCTGGATTTAAACTCTGCAATTTTAAATTTTGTTAATGTAACTGGTACAACTGTTTCTTTAATTCAGTTTGCCGGAACAATTGCAAACGCGGTAAATCTGTCTTCTAACGCTACGTCAGGAACAAAAGCAATTTCATGCACCAGTACATCATTTGCTGTTGGTGACATGGTGTTAATTAGATCAGACGCTATTTGGGATTCGGCAAGAACAAGCACAAGAATTGGCGAACTTAATTTTGTTGAGACAATACCTGGATCAACGTCGCTGACTACCACCCTTGAATTACAAAGCAGTTACTTAACTAGTGACAGCGCAGCAATTCAAAAAATTACGCCGGTCAAAAGAATTACGATTAAAAACGGGACAATACAAGGGCCAACAGCAAACGATGAACTTATTGGCATCCGTATTTTGTACGGCAATACTTGTTCAATTGAGAATATAAAAAGCTACGACGTGGATCAAAAACACGTTCGTTTAGACCAATGCGTATATACCAAAATAACAAACTGCCATTTTCAAGAATCAAATAATGATTCTCAAGCGTATGGCATTTCATTTGCAGACGCTACACAAGATTGTTCTGCCGTAAACAATACGTTTGTAGATGTTCGGCATTCATTAAGCACAAATAATGCGGTCAACACGTCTTATGGAATAACCAGACGTATTTTGTTTATGGGAAACAATGTATCAGATTCAGCCAAAGCAACTGGCGGAACCGGCGGCGATGCTATTGATACTCATGCGGGTTCAGATCAAATATCAATTATTAACAATATTGTTAATTCAGCGTCAAACCACGGCATAAATGTTGAGGGAAGGTCGACTTTAATTAGTGGAAATCAAATATTTAACACCGCCAACGCTGGAATTAATTGTAGGCCAAGTGCCGATGGGGCTTCGGCGTTTGTTGTGTCAGATAATTATTTATTAGGCATAGAAGGTGACGGCATTCGTTTAAGTTTGTTTGTCACCGACATGGCGAATTGTGTTGTTGCAAACAATCGCGTCATATCAAAAACCACTCCGATTGCTTTAAGCCGAGACAGTACGCAGGTATTTAATAGAGCATCAGTGACCGGCAATATCGCGCAAATATCTGTTACTGGAACGTCACTTACTGGAATTGATATAACCGCAGCAAGAGCTTCGGTAACCGGCAACACTGTTGTTGCCAATAATGTTGGCATCATTTTAGAAGAATGCAGCAATAGTATTATTTCTGGTAATTCTGTTGAATTAATAGGTGATGGGTCTTTGAGCGCTAATGGGCAAGGCATTAGACTGGCTGGAACAACTGAGTATTCAAACGTGACCGCAAATACTTGCCTTGATTCCAGCACAGGTATTACAACTACGGGCGTGTCGTTTGCTTCTGGCGGCGTTGTTACCTATTCCGCAGCCGTTGCAAACGTAACTCAGGACTTTAATACGAACGTAAATATTTCAGCAGGAACGGGCGTTATTTCTGCAAATAACATCTAAGGATTTATGATGAAATGGCCTGCCGATTTTCCCAATAAGCATGACCACCAAAAAGGATGGGGTAAACCAAAATGACCGTTACCGTTAAAGTTCTTATCCCCGCCAAGACGGCGGAAGCCTCGCAGATTGAGCAGTACACTGCGTCGGGTGTGACAACCATCATCGACAAGTTTACGGCCACTAACTACAACACGGCTGCAGCTACTATTAGTGTCAACTTGGTAACAAGCGGCGGTTCGGCGGGCAACGCAAACTTAATTACTAAAACGAAAACATTGCAGCCGTCGGAAGTCTACACGTTCCCAGAAATTGTAGGCCAGGTCTTGGCACCGGGCGGTTTTATCTCTACTATCGCGGGAACTGCTGGCTCTATCAATATCCGGGCATCAGGCCGCGAGGTAACGTAAACTATGGGCGCCGTAGAGCTTTTTGACGCTGACGGCACGGCGGTAGTTACCGCAGAGGCCATGCGTGAAAAAGTTGTTGCGCTGCAAGATGCTTTGCTGGAAATGCCGCAGGCCGATATTGTAACGACGCACACGTTTCTGCCGGGTGTCTACGAGCGTAAGATTACCGTGCCACCTTGGACAGTGTTGACAGGCGCTGCGCACAAGACGGGCTACCGCGTGCGGTTGGAAAAGGGCACGATTGCGGTTAACCGTGATACGGAAGTAGTTGTGTTGACGGCGCCATGTGAGTTTGACGCCAAAGCAGGTGAACAGCGTGCAGGCCGCGTGTTTGAAGATGAAGTTGTTTGGGTGGACGTGTACGACAACCCCGACGATTGCCAAGACATACCGACGTTAGAAGACAGGTTGTACGTGGTGCCTGAATGCGGGCTTGGCGACACGCGCAAGCAATTGGCGCTTACAAACGAAATTGAAGGAGAAGTATTATGGCTGGATGGGTAGCAGCAGCAACCATAGGCGGCGCGGTAATTGGTAGCGCCGCGTCAAGCAAAGCATCTAAATCGCAAGAACGGGCTAATAGAGAGTCTATTGCATCGCAAGAGCGCATGTTTGAAAAACAGGTTGAGCTGCAAGAGCCGTTTCGTAAAGTGGGCGTCAACGCACTACCTGAATTGGTTGAAGCGTCTAAGTACGATCCCTTTACAAGGGCTAAGTTTAAGGCTGATCCTGGTTACGCGTTCCGGTTAGAAGAAGGTTTGAAAGCACTTGACCGCAGTGCTGCGTCAAGGGGCGGCCTGCTGTCTGGCGCCACGCTAAAAGGTGCGCAACGCTACGGCCAAGATCTTGGCTCGCAAGAGTACACCAATGCATTTAACCGCTATCAAATTGAACGGCAGGCGCGTCTGAATCCACTGCAATCGTTAGCGGGTATGAGTCAGACTGCAGCTAATACGCTAACAGGCGCAGCGGGTCAGTTTGGCCAAAACATGGCAGAGAGTGCTATGACGCAAGGCAACATCCGCGCGTCTGGCTACATGAATCAAGCGAATGCGCTGACTAACGCACTGAATCAAGGGCTGAATTACTACCAGAATCAAGATTATATGGATCGGCGCTTTCCCCGGCAGGGTGGGGGCGGAACAGCACCACTAGGTATGCCGGGTAATCCGTTTGCATTTGACGTTACTTAAAGGTAAATCATGCCCCCTATTGATTACACTATCCCAGGGCAGTTTAAAGGCATTCAAATTGAATCGCCGATAAACCGAATGGCTGCTATAGAGCAGCTTGAAAACGCGCGGCAGCAACAGCAAATGAATGCGTTGAGAATGCAGGAGCAAGCATTAAAAGCGCAGGAAACGCAAGAGACATCGCGTCAACGCAACGCATTAGCTGCGTATCTTGCAAACCCAAAAAAGCCAACAGATCCTTTGGAGTTAGAAGCGGGCGTGCGCGGGGTTGCACCTTTGCTTGCGGATAAATTTGTTGAGGATCAATTAAGACGTGCAGATTTAGGTATTCGTACTGAGGAACATAGAGCTAAAATTGACGCAAATAAGCTTCTACGCGACCAACGGGCGGCAGAACTTACTAAAGAACAGTTTCAGGACGCGGTTAGCGACTTAATTAGCTATGACACGGTAGACCAAGTAAAAACCGCGTTAGCGCAAAAAGTAACCGCAAAACAAATAACGCAAGCACAAGCAGACCAAGTGACTGCAAGGTTGCCAAGAGATAACGCGGGCATTCCCGCATGGCAAATTGCGACTATGCGAAACCTGCTGACGCCTAAAGAGCGATATGCGGAAATTAAAGCAAGACAAGATGCAAAATATAATGCCTACAAAAATTCAGAAATTTTTAATGGACGCGTGCCTTTGTCTCAAGAAGATTTTGAACGACAAACACCAACGGCAGCGCCAACAACAGTAGACACTACTGCGCCAGCAGCAGTGCCTGCCATCGCTCCTGCTCCCGCGTCAGCAGCAGTAGACACTGCTGCGCCAGCAGAAGTCACTACAATGCCCGACGGAACTAAAACATTTTCGGGCGTTACTAAAGTTGCTTCAAAACAAGGGGTTGAGTATCTTGACGTAACAGCACAACGGCTACTACAACTGTCTGCTACAGCTGAAACTGATAGGGAGGCAGCCGCGTACAGAGCTGCCGCTGACAAAATTCAAGCTGCGCACGTAAAATTTCTTGAAGACCAAGAAAAACGGAAAGAATTTTCTCCCGAATATAGAGACGTCTTCCTAGCACGAAAGAAAGTACAAGAGCTTAGAAAGCTGCCGCCAACACCTGACGTTTTGGAAGAGATAGGCGACGCTCTAGATTTAATAAAGACGTCTAAGCAGGGTAAAGGCACTAAAGTTAATGTTGGCGTAAAACTGCCGCCGCAAGAAGAAGCGCTTGAAGTAGAGCTTGGAAAAGGCCAAGCCAAACAAATATTAGAGAATAAAACCAAAGCTGAAGACGCGCGCGACATGTTGGATACGGTCGGCATTGGCCGGGGTATTCTTAAGTCAGGCGCTATCACGGGTGCAGGCGCGGATTTCTTTGTTGGTCTTAATCAAGCCCTTAAAACGGCGGGCGTTGATTTTGGTTACGCAGACGCGTCGGCTAACTCGCAAGCGTACACCGCTAACATGGCGCAAAACGTCGGCAAACTTATCAAACTGTTCGGTGCCGGTACTGGTTTGTCTAACGCCGACCGCGACTACGCAGAAAAGATGGCGGGCGGCAAAATTGCACTAGATAGAACCGCGTTGGAAAAGATTTTGGATATTCAAGAACGCGCGGCGCGTAACGTCATTAAACGGCATAACAAGAACGTTCAAGGTATTAAATCTAAAACAGATTTAAGAGTTGAAATTGACGAAGAGCCAGCGGCAACTACCCCCCGCGCGCCTGCCGTAGGTACAGTGCAAGACGGCTACAAATTTAACGGTGGCAATCCTGCGGATGCAAAAAACTGGACAAAGGTGAAATAAATGGCCGGCCCTTGGGAGCAGTACCAAACACCCGCCGAAGCCCCTAAAGGGCCGTGGAGCCAATACGGCGAAGAAAAATCTTTACCTGAAGTCGTTGTAACGGCAGATCGCGATAGTGAAATACCAGCGCCGCGTCGCAGTTACAGCGCGGTAGAAGTGCCGTTTCAGGCGATCACAAATATACCGTCAAGCGCCAAACGATTCGCGGGCGGTTTGTACGATGTAATTACGCACCCAGTACAGACCGCTAAAGGCGTGTTAGATATTGGTGCAGGTGCTATTCAAAGCGTATTGCCACAAACAATCATTGATTTTGTAAACCGATTTGAAGCCAATCCTGAAGCTGGCCGCCAAGTTCTTGAGGCTGCGCGGGCCGCTGGCGGCGTTATTGCTGATCGATACGGCAGTTACGAAAACATTAAGCGCACGTTGGCTGAAGACCCTGTTGGCGCTGCTGCGGACTTGTCCACGCTGCTGACAGGCGGCGCGGGCGCGGTGCGTGGCGTGTCTAAATTTGCGCCTGCTGCCGCGCCTACAGCTACTACGCTAGAACGTGCCGCCACGCTTACTAACCCATTATCGGCGGTAACTATACCGGCGCAAAAAGCGTTGGCACTTAAAGAAGCCGTTTTGCCGGGCGCTCTCACTAAGCAAAAAGAAGCTAATGCTGTTCGTGACGCCACATTGCGTGCCGGCCTTGAAGAAGGCTACATGGTAACGCCTGGTAGTGTGACGCCACAAGGCCGTAACATTATCGCCGAGCGTATGGCGGGCAAAACCAATCTTGAGCAGTTGATGTCTGTCAACAATCAAGACGTCACCAATAAGTTGGCTCGCCGCGCGGTTGGTATTGATGACACCGCACCACTGACGTCTGAAAATATGGCGGCTATCCGTAAAGCGGAATACAAAAAAGGTTATGAGCCTGTCGAGCGTTTAGGCCAAGTAGCGACAGATACGCAATATTTAGACGACATGGTTAACGTGGAGTCGAAATATACTGGCCCAGGAAAATCGTTCTCCGGTGCAGTGCCTGACGAAGTTACTAAACTGATTAAAACTTACACCGTAGGTAACTTTGACGCCAAAGATGCGGTGCAAGTAATGCGTCATTTAAGGGAGCAGTCCGGCGCTAACTTTAGGAAAGGCGACGTAGCCATAGCTAACGCGCAGTCTGATATTGCTAGGGCGCTTGAGAATCAAATTGAACGCTCGTTGGCAGCCGCGCCTACACCCAACGCTAGCACGTTGCTTGAGCAATTTCGGCTGTCCCGCCAGCGTATGGCAATCTCTCACACGATTGAGGACGCTATCCGCGAAGGCGGCGGGTCTGTAGAAGCTAAAAAATTAGCGAGAGATATACAGAGCGGCAAATATCTGTCTGGCGACTTAAAAACTGCCGCTGAGTTTGCTAACGTGTTTCCTCGCGTATCCAAAACTGCAGCCGAGATCGGCACGCCAGGCGCGGGTACAATGATGGGCGCGCCTTCGGGTTTTGGTGGTGTAATGGGAGGCATATTAGGCGGCATAGCTGGCGAAGGCCAAGGCGCTGTAACCGGCGGTGTGTTGGGCGCGTACGCCCCACAAATGGTGTCGGCGGGGATGCGTAACTATTTAATGTCGCAAGGCGTTCAAAATAGGCTGATCCCTAACTACGAATCCACGCTAGGCCGGCTGGCTTCAGATGTTACCGCCCGAAACGCGTTGTTAGCTACGCAAGCCGGTAACGTCGCAAACCAAAACAATTTGAGGAAATAGTAGATGGACTCGCAAGTGCTTTTCAATATCGCAGTCGCCATTGCTGGGTTCTTCGGCGGCTGGATTCTAAACAACATCCATCGATCCATCGACCGGCTGGACACGGATGTGCGCGCCATGCCGCACGTCTACGTCACCCGCGAGGACTACAAGGATGACATCCGCGACATCCGCGACATGCTGGGCAAAATCTTTGACAAGCTGGAGGCCAAGCAAGACAAATGATCGATCCGTTGACAATCGGTCTGGCGGTCGCGGGCGTCAAGGCTGTTGTCACTGGCGTCAAAGAAGCCGCAGCACTTGCCCGCGAAGCCTTTGACGAGATCAACGGCGCGGTCGAGTCTGGCAAAACTTTGGCCGACTCCATGTCAGGCGTCACCAAATTTTTTGCCGCCGCCGGCAAGTACGAAACCAAACGCAGCCAACTTGAAGAAGCCAAGGTAGCCCAAGAAGCAGCGGTTGCCAAAGGCGAACCTGTGCCGGACTACGTGTCTGATGCTGAGTACGTCATGGAGCTGATGATTATTGATCGTCAGATCAAACAATACTACGACGACATCAAGCACGTTTTCACCTACCATTTTCAAGAAGCCGGCATGTGGGACGAGTTCTGGCAGCGGATGCACAAGTTAAGAGCTGACCGCGAGGGCAAGGCTGAAGCAGCTAGGTTAGCCGAAACAGAGAAGCGCCTGCACGCGAAGGCGCTAGAAATGAAAAAGCGCCACGCCAAGCAAGAGCTGGTGGCGCATATTGAGTTGATAGCGACAATATTTTTGCTTGTAAATATCGTCGGGCTGTTCTGCTGGGCGATGTGGTGGATGTTCCAACAAGGAGGCTGACATGCTAGGACTAGACGCGCTGCTGGGTATTGGCGGCAAACTGATCGACAAACTGATCCCTGACCCGGAAGCCAAGGCCAAGGCGCAACTGGAACTCGCCAAGATGGCGCAAGACGGCGAGCTGGCCAAGATGGCTAACGACACAGACTTGTACAAGACGGAGCAGAACAACCTGACTCAGCGCCAGCAGGCCGACATGGCCAGCGACAGCTGGCTGTCCAAGAACATCAGACCGTTGACGCTGGTGTACATCTTGGTTGCCTACATGGCGCTGGCAATTCTGGACGCCGCGTTGATTGACGTCGCTGACGCGTTCGTTGAGCTGCTAGGTCAGTGGGGTATGCTGGTAATGTCGTTTTACTTTGGCGGCAGAACGCTTGAAAAGATCATCGATATGAAGGCCAAGAAATGAAAGAGAACTTCGACGAAGCCCTTAAAGCAATCCTAAAGCATGAAGGCGGGTTTGTTAACCACCCCAAAGACCCAGGCGGCATGACCAACTTGGGTGTTACCAAGAAAGTGTGGGAAGAATGGGTCGGCAAAGCTGTTGGCGAAAGCGAGATGCGCGCATTGACCCCGGATACAGTGGCGCCTATGTACAAGAAGAAGTACTGGGATGCGGTCAAGGCCGACGAGCTGCCAACGGGTCTGGACTATCTGATGTTCGACTTTGCGATCAACGCTGGCCCTGGCCGTGCAATCAAGACCATGCAGAAAGCAATCGGGACAACGCCTGATGGCGCGATTGGCCCCAAGACCATGCAAGCGTTAAAAGACGCCGATCAGAAGGACTTGATTGCTAAGTTCAGCATGGAGAAGGAGTTGTTTTATAAGGCGCTCCCGACGTTCGCAACCTTCGGCAAAGGCTGGATGCGCCGGGTAGCCGAGGCGCAATCACATGCGGTGACGATGCTGGCGTAACTGCCGGCAGACCTCACGGTCGCGCGTTGACATGTCAGGCGCGATCTCAGACACACCGCACTCAGCAGCGGTAGGCCGCCGTGGCTCTGGCACGAAGAACGCCAGAAAGCCCACGGTGGCCACCACAATCGCTGCGTAGTAGATAACAACAAGCTCTTTCATACGCTCAAGAGCCGGCCTAAAAACTTCACCATTGGCGACTCATAGTAGGGCTTGGCGCCCAACATGATGTCCTGCACGAATCGCTCTTCAGGTGTGGATGGGCGCTGATAGAACTGCGGGATGTAATGCGCGCCGATCTTGGGTGGTTCTTCTCTAATAAAGTATCCATCACGTAACATCGTCTTTCCTCCTATCTTCATTTGCGCGGCGGGCGTCAACACCTTTCCTTTTTATCAACGCCACCTCGTCATTAGTATAAATCGATTTCCCCACCATGACGTTGCCTGCAACCCACACCTCAGCTGAGTAGGCATTGTTCTTGCATGATGGGCACCTGCGTTGCCGTCGGATGCCGCCTGGCTGCTGGGTGGTGTTCACGACATGGGTCTTAGCACCACATTGTTGACACTTCATGGCCGTACCGCTTTAGCCATCACTTCCAACCGCTCGCGGGCGTCACGCAAGGCGCAGTAACGCTGGTGCAAGCGTTGCAAGTGTGAGCTGCGGCGCTCGTTTAGCGTCTCATGCGTCAGTAGCGCAAACACCTCATCTTCTGACAATGATGGCAACTGGTCATTCAGTGCGCGCCAGCTTTGCTTTTTCATCTTCAACCTTCTGTTCTATGGTTTCTAATTTATCCACCGCACGCATCCAAGCGTTGGCGATCTGGTTGTACTCCTTATTGCGCTGGCGCTCTTCCACCTGCGCGGCCTTTAGCTTGGCCTTCCAGTAGTCAATTCTTTTCACGTTGTTCGGCCTCCAGTTCACGCAGATCGTTAGCGACATCAGACACGCCATGCCAGTCGGATCTAGCAATCATGACATGCAGGTAATCAATCAGAATCTCGCGCTGCGTTTCGTACTTGGTAAAGTCAGTCATTTTGTTTCCTCCTTGGGTTTAGTAAATTTAGACATCGGGATAATACGCTTGCTGCCGTCCAACATTTCAATGTGTGCGAAGCCCTGCGACGCGGCCCAGCAGCCGTAGTACGCACGGTTTAGCCCGTCGATGTCGAAGGCCATCTTCATGCCGTGGCACCAATTAGGGCGGTCTTGGGTCAATACCGTCTGCACACTGATGTCGTTCGTATACGTCAGGTAGTCGGGCGGGGCGGCCATTGCAGGCGCTGCTAGTAATAAAAGTAGGTATTTCATTTTAGTGCCTCCATTGCTATGTCTGAGATGGCTCGTTTGTCGTGCAGGGCTGCCCAGATCTTTTCGTCAACTGTCTTGTCGGCGAGTAGGATATAGACCCAGACATCTCGCACTTGACCGGAACGATGGAGCCTGCCGATAGTTTGCTCGTATAGTT